AGCCCAGCCACGGCCTCGGTCACCAGTGTCGTGGTGCGCTCTTCCTCCTCCTCTTGTATCAGCAGGTCCAGAGGATCTTGGCTGGCAAGGCGCATGGACAGGGGGATTAGATCCTCTGCGTTAGCCTCAATGAGCACTTTATTGATGGGTAGACTTTCTTGAAGATGCTGCTCTGGAAAGAGATCCTCTGGCAGGCAGTCAAAGAACTCACACAGCTTGGTGACGCATGGCAGCAGCTTGCCGGAGGACCCGTAAGCAGGCAGCTTCAGTCCCAGCAGGCTGCATAGCGCGGTCTGGCTAATCCCGCATTGTCGGGATAACTCAGCAACAGTGGTTAGATCTCGCCGCTTCATCATCTGCAGGAGATAGTTGTTTTTTATTTTTATCTGCAATGCGTAGTCTTTCATATTTCTGTCCTTGCAATCATTTTTAAAAGGTGACTTTTCTGCGCAACGATAGCGGCAGCCGCAGCTACAGCACCACCCTTAGTATTATCAGCACTCCATCCCGCCATCCGCGCAGCGTCTTTTGCACACATAGCAACTATCCACACATTGCTTCCAGCATCTTTACAAGTGGCTATTTTTGCGGCCTTAACAGCAAAAAACGCGGCCATTTTAGCTTTTACAGCAGCCCTGTCCTTGGCTCCTTCGTGCTCGACATCAATTAAATGTTCGACTTGTTGAGCGCACCACACAGCGTACTCTTGCCACAACTCATCATGCTCAGGACGGCAGCGCAACACCAGCAGGGTGTTAAAAAAATCGTACAAATCTAAAACTTCCACAATCGGGAATTGCAAGTCCATATCTGCTTTGCGAGCACCACCTTTTGTTTTAAGTAGCATTTTCCAGCCCTTGATTGGAGGGGTGTGGGCTTTAATTTCCGCTAACGAAACAGTTATCATGTCTTCCCCTCATTAAGCTTGCGCAAGCGCGACTCGTTGATCCAGCTGCGCATTGGCACGTCGCTGAATTTTGAGTACCCGGTGGGTATGTCCGTTATCGTGCCGCCCTTTGCCAGATAGGCTTTGATGTCCTGCGCGATCTTCGCGCCGGGGTCCTCTAGCAACGGTTTGGGTCTGTCGTCCAAGTATGTTCGGTATCGGTTCATTGTTCTTCCCTCGCCGGCCTGCTGCACCACGTTAGCTGTTTGATGTGCGGCCAGTAATCGGCGTGGGTGTTTGTGACTTCCACGGGCTGCACACCCATGTAATCAGGATCTTCGATCCGTATGACTTGTCGTTGTGTTTCGCAGTCGAGCGATGAGTCGATGACGGTATCGCCGAAACGCCAGTTGCGCCAGTCGTTCATGTCCTGCGCGGGTTCCACTTCATCATCTAAAAACGGACTCAACTTGCCAAGCGTATACCCCATGTCTGCTAAGACCTCCCGCAGCTCTACTTCGAGTTCAGGAATAGATTGCGCTGCTTCGTGTGCGCGTTTTAGTGTGTTTAACAAATCACGCATTCCTCGCCTCCCTGCACCTGATGCGGTGCAGTATCCCCGTTATATAGTGCTGATTGTGCTTCATTCTCTAATGCCTCTGTACATCTATAACAAACCGTGCGTTTTGGGATGACGCTAAAAGTCCCCTTAGACAGCGTGTGTCCGCAACTCAACACAACATGCTGTTCGATTCTTCGAAACACAATTTGATTAACTGAATTTTTGTGCGCCCACTTTTTTCTAATCCACTCCTCAGTTACCTCACGCTCACCAACTATTTCCCTTTTTATATGCTTCATCTTCCGTGATTCTCCGGCTTCGGCTCTTCACCGTAGCTTGCTTCCATCGCGTGGCGTACCTCGGCTATCTCCCGCTGCTGCGTGATCCAAACAACTGCGACGATGCACAGCACCAGCACGAGGATAGACCCCATAATTCTGTCGTCATTTCTCATGGTTGCCTTCCTTATACTTGTTTACTCTTCCCAACTAACTTGGGTGTGGCCTTTATGCTGTGCAAAACACAGCTTAACGTAGCTCTGACAGAACTCGCACATGAAGGTTGCGATAAAGCCGTCGCGCCGAGAGCTTGGATTTCCTGTCAGATGACGCGTTGTGTGCGTGACCTCCTTTGTAACGTTGACGTTAATGCCAAATTCTGAGTCCTCCTTGTCTCGAAAGTACACGTCAACACCCCTTTGGTGTAAATAATTCCCACTGCACTTGGGGCAGAGCAATTCACCGTCTTCATTTAATGTCATAATCTTTTCCTCTGTTGTGTTGTTGTGAGTTCTCATGATTGCTCTCCGTGAAGGAGCGCGGCTGTTACACCGCGCCCCCATACAACGCCCGCAGGCATCGGTGTTGTCCAATAGGTATTGTTGCCCCGTGTACTGATCTGCATGCCCACTGACGCGGGGTCCACGCACCGTCGGTCGTGGCCCTGTGTCCCTTTGCGGTGCTTGTCAAACCCTGTAGCCGAGCTGAACACCTCTTTGCAGGTCGGGCACATGCACCGTTTACCCTTAAGCACTGCGCTGGTCTGTGGCATCACGTTGGCACTGCTTTCTTCAAAATATAGCCATTTGGATAAGCCGGGCAGTGTGAAACGCGATGCCCCTCCTCAGCCCCGTGGAAGTGATTGTCTTTGCAGTGATTGCACCAGAAAATAAACTGGTTCTTTTCTTGCTGGCATTCAATTTCAGGTATGTTGTTCATGGTTGTTTGTTCCTTTTTGTTATGGCCGCCTCGGCCAGTTTTTTATCAAATAGTTCTGGGTTGTTGCGTCGCCAGTAACTCACCGTACACGCAGTCACTGCGTGGAAGTACGCAAGTTCCTTTGCGCTGCTGAGCCCCACTCGCCTGCAATGCTCACGGGTAGTCATGCTTGCCCCTCTTGTTCTATTACTAACAACACCTCACAACGAGGGCATATTTCAAAAGAATCTTCTTCTTCTTCCCTGTCCCCGCAAAGTGGGCAGAGCACTGTGTACTTAGTTGTAATCATCCACCCCGTCTTCGTCATCTCCATCTTCATCTTCGTCGTCCCCTACGTAGTCCGGGTCTTGTGGGTGCCAGTGTTCGATCCGCTGGCGGGTTATGCGCCGCATCAAGCTGCGCTCCCGTTTCAAATCTGCTTCGTCGTAATCGTAGTCATCCACGCTGTGCTCTCCTCGTCACTGCCGCCTGTGCGAGCGCGGTATCAAACTGTTGTGGGTTGTTCCGGTGCCAGTTGTTTAAGGTGTTGACGGTCACACCTGCAAGGCGGGCGAACTCCTTGCAGCTTTGCAGCCCCACGCGCTTGCAGTGTACTGCTGCGCTTAGGCGCTCAGTGCAGGTCATGGTCGCTCTCCTCATCGATAAAGGGTGCGCCCTCAATCATCAGCCGTGCGATGTCTTCTATCGGCACTCGGTACAGCGCACAGACGGCGGCCAGAGCCGAGGACAGCGCACCGATGATAATGATGCCGTTGTAGCCGAACTCCTTCTTGTTCGTTTCGGACCACGCGTCGAGCGTGGTTCCGATGATATGCAGCAGCTTGCGCTGATCTGCGTGGTGCTCGTCCATTGATCGATGTTTCACCATTGCACCCCCTGATAAAATCCCGATTTGGGCAGATACCGATACGGTCTGCCGAGTTGCTTTTCCACACGGCGAATCTCATCCGCAAGACACCGTGTGGTGAAACCCACATAGCGCATCGTGTCGCCGATGTATTCTTTTTCTTTGTACTTATTGCGCAGCCTAAGCATGTGCAGGGCAAACTGTCGCGCGCCCATCCAGAACTGCAGTCGGTTACTCATGCCTGCCTCCAGATACGCACACCGTCTTCTTCGCGGCGGGCAACGAACTTCATGTTGTTGCGCTCGGCGCAACTGATAGCGGCCTTGTGCGCCTTCCCACCGACTTTCTCATCCGGGAAGAACACACTGTCGCCCACGTCCATGTGGGTAAAGGGGTATTTAGTTGCCCGAGAGCCTCGGGGGAGGGGAACGTCTTTTTCTATCTTGATCTTCACAGTACACCTCAAACATAAACAAGAGGTTTTATTATAATTATTTTTACACTACGGTCAAACATTATTTGATACTTTAATGCTATTTATTTTCATCAAAGTATAAGTCTTCAAAGACGATATCTTCAAGCTGCAAAACTTCTGATTCGTCTAAACTGCTCAACAATTGTATTTTGCGCGGTTTGCCCTGTTTACCCTTAACCTCGATGTACGCGCTGAGAATGTCCACTTGCATCGGCAGACCATGTTCTTCTGGCAACAGGGTATAGGTCAGCTCAATGGGCAAGGTCAACGATGTACTTAGCTTGGTTTTCGTCATTTTTATAGGCTTCCTCAATTTGAGCTGCTTTGGCCGGATCGCTCTTGTAAAGAACCCGGCAGTATTCACGAACGACAATGGCGCCCACCGTTCTCATCAGGGGGGCTTGATAAAACTCAGCAAGCTCTCGCGCCATGTAGTAGTGTTCAGCCCGCAGTCCCACGGCTGTCATAGGGACGCCTTTAACTTTTGCGCCCGCTCTGGCACCACGAAGGTTTGACTTTGGTTTGACCCTGCGCTTACCGTATCGACGCCTGTAAAACACCCTCTTTGGCTTTTCCGCTATCTCCTCCATTTTTTAACCTCCTTACTCGTTGTGACTTGTAAGCTTTTAGCAAGCTGCGCATCTCGAATCTCATCAACGATGGAGCGCTGGCTGCTCTTCACCTGAGGTTTATTTACAACCGGCTTCGGTTTGAGCGGCACTCTGGGTAGCGGGTAACGCGGCGCTTTGCGTGGTGCCTTGGGCGCCACTTCAGGCTCCTCTTCAAGCACATCCTCGAACTCCCCATCGGACTCCTCGTCAGGCGTATCCTCCGACTCGTTGTCAACGTACTGCGCGTCATCCTCGATGAGCGTCTGCGCAACAGGGGTCACATCGATAATGCCGGCTGGATCGCCATACACCATCTTGATCTCCTCAAGCTTGCGCTTAACCTCCTCCAGACTCATCGAGTCAATCGTGCCGTGTCTGATCTCTTTGCGCTCAACGTAGATCGTGCCCAGTGCCTGCCCACGGCGGTACTCTGCCTGCACTGCCGCACTGTAGTTGCCGGCCTCCAGAGCGCGGTCGCGGATATCGAGCAGATCGCGCATGTGCCGATCAACCGTGGTGCCGTACTTCTCTGCCAGATCCCGGCGGTACTGTTGGATGGCCGCCACAACGTGGGGGTTTTTAGTTGCGTCGGTTAGCCTGTTGGCAATGACCGAGGCGAACTTCGGGTTGTAATTTGCAGCGATCGCGGCCTCTACCAACGTCTTCTTCCCGTCGCCATTGACCAGCTCTTGAATGAAGATCCACTCCTGCGCCGTGACGGCTTTTTTTTGTTGCGCCAGCGGTGCAACCTTCGCCTCTAATCTTTTTTGCAATTTGGTCTTACCCTCACCTTCGATAGGCGACTTGTTGAAAATCGAACGCATGCGTTTGGTTTTTACTTCCATTACCTCACCTCATGAATATTTAAAAGCACAACTCATTTTTTCAAAGCTTTAAGTAAATCGCGCTGCGTCGTGTTCTTGTCAGACAACACCTCCAAGACCCGCTCGTCAATACAGTCTTGCGCAACGATATGCACAATGCGAACAGGCTTTGTCTGACCCTGACGGTGCAGACGCGCGTTAAACTGCTGGTACAACTCAAGCGACCAGTTCAACCCGAACCAGACACACAGAGCGCCCCCGTCCTGCAAATTCAAGCCGTGACCCGCGCTGGCCGGGTGCGCCAACAACATCTTTATCTCCCCCCTGTTCCAGCGGTTAATCGTCTCAGGGTTCTTGTCTAGGGTGACTGCCTGCGGGAAAATGGCGCTGATGCGCATCAGGTCGATCCGGTAATTGTAGGCAACCAGCATTGGCTCGTCGTTGATCTCAACAAGCTCTTTAAGCGCATCGAGCTTGGCCGAGTGAACCTGTGTCCAGTTGCCCTTGTCGTCCGTATAGAGCGCCCCGTTACACCACTGCAGCAGCTTGTTGGCAAGCACAGCGGCGTTCATTGCCTCGATCTCATCCCCGCTTGGCAGCGTTGCAAGCAGCTGCTTTTCAAAGCTGTCGTAATCCGCCTTGATAGATTCCGGCAACGCAACCCTTTCGATTAAATCTATCCGCTGCGGCAGCTCCAAGTAATCCTGCGCCGACATGCTTAAACACACATCCGCAATCAGCGCGTGAATTTCCGTGGCTGCGTTGGGCTTGATCGTCCATCGGTAGCCCATGTAATCCTGATCAAAAAACCGCTGCTTGAACCCACTCAACGTGCGCCCCAAGCGCTGCCCGAAGTCCACCAAGTACATCTGTGACCACAAGTCCATCAGGCTATTCGGGGCGGGTGTGCCTGTCAGCAGCACCACGTAGCGCACGTGCGGGGTCACGCGCTTGAGCGCCTTCCACCGCTGGGCGCTGCTGCTCTTAAAGCTGCTCGACTCATCCACAACGAGCGCATCGAACGGCCAGCCGTTGGCGTAGTGCTTCACCAGCCACGGCACGTTCTCACGGTTGATGGTGTAGATGTCTGCAGTGCGCTGCAGTGCGCTGATGCGTTTACGCTCAGTGCCCGTGCACACGCTCACCGACAGGTGGTTCAGATGCTCCCACTTGCGGCACTCTTGCTCCCAGACCGAGTTGGCAACCTTGAGCGGTGCAATCACCAACACCCGTCTTACCTCACAACCATCCAACAGGTCACTCGCTGCGCTTAGGGTGCTGGCGGTCTTGCCAAGACCCATTTCGAGCAGCAACATGCAGCGCTTGGTCTTCTTAATAAACTCAATGGCTCGCGACTGGTACTCGTGTAAGTCTCTCTTAAAAAGCATCATCCACCCCCTGTATCGTATCGATAACATAGACCGTGCAACCGAGCGCCCTGCGCCGCTCGTGATCTTTGAGCTGCTTGAGGGTTGGCTTGGCGCCGGGGCGCTTGCACTCCACAAACACAATGCGCCCCCCGGGCAGTGTCACCAGCCGGTCAGGCACGGATCGTTTGGCGGGGGATGTGAACTTCTCACACTCACCCCCAAGCTTTTTGATCTTCGCCACCAACGCCTTCTCCACGTCACGCTCAAGCATCACCGCCTCCAACTTCACACAATAATTTCTCAGCTATCTTCACGTAGGCCGCGTAGTCAACATCGTCTGGGAACGTGTCGGGCAGTGTCATCAGCGGGATAGCGCCCGCAGACTTAGCCACGCGGTTACTGTTGGTGGAATAATGAATACACTCATCTTTCCCAACGCGGGTGGACAGGTAGAAGCGCACCGCCTTGCCCAAGAACGTACCGCGCCACTGCGCTCCGCCCGTGACGCGGCGTACCGTGCAGAACTGTGTGATGTCCTTGCAGTCCCGGATCGTCTGCTCGATGGGGTAGCCCTTAGCAATGTGCTGCGCCACGGCGGTGTACACGATGGGCTGGTCTGGGTTCTTCTGCAGACCCGTTGGCGCGAAGCAGCCCTTACCCTTGATCGTGTCGTCAAGCTTGACGGCCACGTAGTTGTTTACGTCCCGGCTGGCGATCACTTGGTAGTCGGTGCGCTCAAGCACGTAGGTTGTGTCCAACATCCAGTTCCACGCTACCTCCTTCACCGCCGCCTCCAGCGAGGTCTTGTGGTGCAGCACGATCCCATCGGTGTTAGCACTGAGCACCCGCGCCCCCACGGCCACCATGCGCTCGATCAGCATCAGCAGCGCCAGCTGCCCAGTGACAGTGGTCTGTATCAATAGGTCGGGTGCGTACAGCGCGCTGTACTTGCTACCCAGCTTGCCGAAGCTGCCGTTGACGGCAATCTTGAGCGTGTCGGCTGTAACCTTGTCGCCGGCCTTCTTGGCTGCCATGCGCCGCTCAACAATTGATTGATACACTTCTAGGAACCGTGTGCCAAGCGCCTTGGGCGAAAGGCGCTGCTGCAACACGATGTTGGGGTAGTAACTGGCAACGTCCCAGTCCGAGATCATCTCGTCTTCCTCGGTACACACCATCTGGCGTGTCTCACACGAGTGCAGACCCCCGATCCCCATCCGGTAGCTGGCGCCACCCAAGACGATCTTAGTCTGGCGCAGCCACTGCGGCATGACCACCGAGCCGTTACTGCCCACACAGAACCGCTCATCAAGGATCGCCTGAAACACTTTGCGTAGCTGCGGGTCTTGGAACTGCACAATCTTTGGATCTAAGTACCCGAACACGTAGTTGTCCTCAAGCTTGGGGGCACTGTATTTCTCATCTGTGAGCTTCTCCAGCTCCGACTTGATCACCGTCTCAGCAATCTGCGCGTCCGACTTACTGCGCAGATCCATCCCGTACTGCTGCGACATCTCAGCGCGCAGATCAATGGTCGGCTTTAACGCACTGTAGAGCATGTGCGTGGTGTCCAGATCGTTCGTGCAGTAGTCGCGCATCATCTGCCGCTGGTG